CGAGATACGCGCCGACATCGACTTACCGCGAGCGTGAACTTCTTGCAGTGATAGATCGCCTCACCCAGGAGCGCGACGAGGCCCGCCGCAGCGCGGGGACAGACGATTTTAGGCACGGTATTGAGACCGCTGCACACGATTACAAATAGAAAGGTACTCGGATGCTACCATCTCGCGTTCTTACGACGCCTGCGCAAGATCAGGCGATGATCGAAGCCCGCGTTATGTTTATGCGGGTCTGTCCATTCTTCTGTTATTTCTACTATGACAAGATAGTCGAGTGGCCGACGCTCGATTTCCCGACGGCGGCGACCGACAGCAAACGCTTGTACTACAACCCGCCGTGGTTCGAGGCGCTGCGCCCGCCGGAGCGGTGTTTCGTTCTAGCCCATGAGATGTACCACGTGATCTGGCAGCACTGCCAGAAGACCAAAATCTACCTCCGGGATAAGCACGTCGAGGGCACCCCCTACGACCACGATCTGATGAACCGGGCCGAGGATTATGTCATCAACGCTGACCTGATCTCGCTCCGGATCGGGTTGTGCAACCCCGAGTGGTTGTATGATCCGGAAATCAAGGGGACCGACAACATCGTCGAGGTCTACAAGAAGATGTGGCAAGCGGCGCAGCAACCGCCGCCACTCGGTCCTGATCGTACTCCGGGAGTAAACAGTAGGGGCGGTCTCCCCGGACCCACGTACGGTCGCGGCTCGCAGCCTGACAAAACCTCCAAGGCAGCGGGCGGCCGCTTCGACGACGTGATGCCGCCGATGGTCAACCCAACCACCGGCGAGTCCGACGAGATCAGCGACATCGCCTTTAAAGAAGCCGTCGCACGTGCGGCGCAGGCAGCCAAGGCTGTCGGCAAAATGCCAGGCACTTTCCAGCGACTGGTTGATGAAATCCTCGAGCCGCAGGTGCCTTGGAAAGACAAAATCCGCATGCTGATCACCGGCGAAATCGGTCGGTTTCGTGAGAACTGGGCTACCCCCAACCGGCGGCGGATCGTAATGAACCCGGTGGTGTATCTGCCGGGGAAGCGTGGTCACGGGGCGGACCTCGTCGCGGTATGGATCGACTGTTCCGGCAGTGTCGGGGACCCTGAGTACAACGCCTTTTTCAGCGAGGTCGGCGGCATCATGCAGGATGTGAAGCCCAAGCGCCTGCTGGTGGGATGGTGCGACGCGGTGGTTCAGAAAACCGAGTGGGTGTATTCACTCGATGAGGTCTACGGGCTGATGCGCCAGCCCGCGCCGGGGCGCGGAGGCACGGACTTCCGGCCCCCCTTCGCGTGGATGGCCGAGAACGGCGTGGTGCCGGAGACTTGTGTGTACTTGACCGATGGCTTCGGTGGATACGGGCCGAAGCCGGATTTCCCGTGCGTATGGTGCATGTCGACAGATCAAACGGCGCCATGGGGAGAGACAGTTCGCATTCGCGTCGGTACGTAACAAAGAAGGCGTGAGTTCCAAATAATCAGGATTAATTCTCGGATGGAGTTATTACAATGCCGAATTGGTCGCCTTCGGAGGATCACGTCTTCCGGCTGCAACAGGTGGTCAACCACTTGACCAACCGCCGCGCCACGATGTTCGAGGCCGAGTACCCGCTAACTTTCGAACAGGTAGTCGCGATAACTACCCCGCCGCGTCTTCAGGAGTTCATCGCGCTCGGCTACGACTCCTTACAGGAGACCGGCCACATTTGTTATGAGCTGGGGCCGGACCAAGGATTGGGCCGGCGCTCGATCACCTACGTTAGCTTGCCGGAACGCATCCAGTACGCCTTTAACCGGCAGCTCCAGGATGGGTACGTCGCGAGTAACCCTATCTATTTTAACCGGCAGGGGATCGACGACGAGACGATGGGACGCCTCAAGGCATGGACCGAGAAGGCGGTTTACGAGCGCCGCCTCGCCACCCTGGTCAACACCACGGTGGTGTCATTCTTCCGGCACGCGCCCAAGCTGACGATGTACCACATCATGGCGCGCTGGCCGGGCCTCAAGATAGTGTTTCCACGTGTCACCAATAGCCACTACCGGGGTGGCGACATGTGGGAGCGCCACGGCAACGGGGTGCCGCGCAACCTGCAGCGTTGGGGTTGGCCGGCATATGGGCCGGAGGCGGAGTACCGGGCGATTAACGAGAAGCGGATGCAGTTATGCGACGAGACCCTCTTATCCTGCGTGTCGCTAAGCGACGAGCCCACGCAGGAGCGCCAGGTGTGGGACGAGCCGCGCAAGCTCACCGCCAAGCTGGCTTCGTGGGAGATCATCGGCGGGGCGCCGTTCTGATCTGGATCATTCGGGTAGGCGCGACGCTCGGCGTTGCGCTGCTTATCTGGCTGGTCGTTGCAGGGTTGACGTAATATAAGATTATAGGGTACCTTTGCCGCTGATTACTCCCGGAGTAATCAGCGGTATTTTTTTGCCCGGATGTCCACATGCCAGTACGGGGGAAAGCATGGGCCTCGTAACTATCGACATGGAAACTTTTTATAGTCAAGATTATAGTTTAAGTAAGATGGATGAAGTTTCGTACATAAAAGATCCTCGTTTTGAATGCTTGATGTGCTCAGTGAAAATTGACAACGCGCCGACAGAGGTATTCGTCGGTTATCAAGACGTCGCTCGCCGTTTTGCCGAGATTGATTGGTCTACTTCGGTAGTGCTTGCGCACAATGCCAGATTTGACTGCAGTATTTTAGCGTGGCACTTCGGCTACATCCCTAAGATGTACGCCTGTACTTTGTCTTTCGCTCGAGCCACAACACATTGGGTAATCGGCCGCTCCAGTCTCGCCAAGGTCGCCGAGTACCTCGGGTTGCCGGCCAAGGGCGACGAAGTCCTCAAAGCCAAAGGCAAGCGCCTCGCTGACTTCACCGATACCGAGCTTGACCTCTACAAAAAATACTGCGCCCGCGACACCGACTTGTGTCACGCCATCTTCTGGAAGATGCGGTCTCGCTTTCCGGCGAGCGAGCTGATGCTGATCGACATGGTCGCCCGCATGTTTATCACGCCACAGGTCCGCCTCAATGCGGCGGTCTTACGCCAGAACTACGACCGGGTTCTGGCCGATAAAGCCGACGCCTTGGCTCGGGTCAGTGAGATACCGCCGGAGGTATTTTCTTCGCAGCCCAAATTCGCCGCACTGTTAGAGAGTCACGGTGTCGAGGTGCCGATGAAGGAGTCGCCCGCCACCGGCAACCAGATACCAGCACTCGCCAAGGGGGATTGGGGCTTTAAGGAGTTATGTGCCGACGATACCCTCCCGCCCTTTGTCCAGCTACTCCTGGCGGCTCGGGTATCCGAGAAATCCACGCTGGAGGAAACCCGTTCGCGCAACATGCTGCGCCTCGCCGAGACAGGATGGCGGGTCGGCACCGGCTGGGCACCTATCCCGCTGAAGTACAGCGGGGCTCGCACTCACCGGCTATCGGGGGATGGCGGCGCTAACTGGCAAAACCTGCCAAGAGGCAGCCTATTGCGAACGGCCATAGAAGCCCCGCCCGGTTGGCGAATCGTCCACCGTGACGCTTCGCAGATCGAAGCTCGGATGACAGCGTGGTTGGCAAAATGCAATGTCCTGTTGGATGCTTTCCGTGAGAAACGCGACGTCTACTGTGAGTTCGCGTCGATTGTATACGACCGCGAGGTGACGCCGGCAGATAAACTTTCAAGATTTGTCGGCAAGACAGCAATTCTTGGCCTTGGCTATGGCTGCGGCGCTGCGAAGTTTCAGAAGATGTTATTTATCGGCAACGGCGGCATCAGCTTTAAGGTGGACATCGAGACTGCCGAGGTGATCGTCGCCAATTACCGTGCGGTCTACGCCGAAATCCCGGCGTTGTGGCAGTATTTGAGCTACCTGTTAAAACAGGTTGTTAAATTATCCCGGCGAGTGCGGTATGAGCGGATGCCTTATGGAGTGGATTACAGACATATCCCGGTCCGCCTGGATTACGACAGCTTTGTCCTGCCGAACGGGTTGAAAATATGCTATCCTCATTTGCGTCAAGACCAAGCCGATGCGCAGATGATGTATACTGATCCGAACCGCCACGATCCAGTACATATCTATGGAGCAAAAGCCTGCGAAAATCTGGCTCAGGCTTTAGCAAGGATTATAATTACCGATGTCGCTGTCCGTATGCGCGCGACGACTGGTTACATGCCCTTTCTAACTTGCCATGATAGCCTGGACTACTGCGTGCCTCGCAGCGAGGCCGAGGCGGTCGATGCGGAGCTAACTCGGCAGTTTGCTTTTGTCCCGGTATGGGCGCAGGGTCTGCCCTTAGACAGCGACGGCGGATGGGGCCGCAACCTGACGGCAGCAGAGCGGAGGGATAATAGTTGAGGCGCTTCACCGGGAACAGGCGCGCGCCTACCACGAGAGCCAATCCGACGATTCGTCGGGAGAAAAAAACACCAGCGAAATCAATGCCTCAAATCCAACAAATGCACAGCCTCGACCTGTGAAATCGGAATATGACCTCCGCCGGGATTGGCTGGCCGACATGAACGTGAAATGGTTCCGGGGCAAGCGCGAATGGCAGGATCGCTGGTTGCAGGATCGCGGCCTGTCGCGGATCAAGCGTATCTAACAGGAGACCTGAGATGGCAGTAGCACAAGGCACCCCGTTCAATGTCGGCGCGTACAGCTATCCCCCGCAGCCGATGACCTTGCTTGATCTCGACGCCGCCGGGCTCGACCTGACGCAGCCGGCGCCCGCCGAGTTCGTCCAGTTCCTCTACGACAACTCAAGGTCAGGCTATCTGACCTTGTGGTCGGCCCACTTGGCTAACCCCGACGGGGCGGCGCAGATCAACCGCTGGATTCACAACGCGTTGGACGTGTACCACGCCCGCGCGCTGCTGACCCAGATGGCCCCGGCGGGTGACAAGCCGGTGGGGTCGAACGTGACAGAGGTGGCCTACTCGGGCTCGACTACCCCGGCTGCGCCGGTTATCACCGATGTGCCGCTGGTCATGGGCACCGCCGCAGTTGACGGCACCCTGACCTGTACGATGGGCAACTGGCTCAACGAGCCGACCGAGTACGCCTACGCCTGGAGCGGCGGCGGTACCGCCACTGGTAATACCTATGTCGTGGTGGCGGGCGACGCCGGCACCAGCGTCAGCTGCATCGTGACGGCGACTAATGCCGGTGGGGCGACCGCTGCACCGCCGTCCAACGCGGTAGCGATCCCTGGCGCGGCCGCTGCCGCAGCTTCGGCAGAGCCGGCGAAAGAGGAGGCAAAGAAAGAGGAGGAGCCGGCGCGGCAGACCGGCGCATCCCGCCGCGACTACGGCAAGAGGGAGTAGGTGATGAGCACAAAACTCGCTGGCATCCCCGCCGACGCAGGGGGGACGACGACCAAGTTCACCGGTCGCGGTATGATTCTGGGATCACCTGCTCCCTTGCCTGCGCCACCGCCGGCGCAACAGGCTACGGCGCAATCGAGCCGCGACAAAAAGGACTGACTTAAGTGACATTCGCCTGGAGCTATGGCCCCTTGAGCCGGCGCAGCGCGACGATATGCCGACCGGTCTTACTCTCACTGACCTCAACATTCAGGTAGTATAATGGACAGCACGTCAGACGAGCGCGTCGCGAACAACGTGATGCGCCACGAGTACCGCGTTCTTACTGAAGACGAAAAAGACATGATGAAGGCGGTTAAAGACCAGGGCGTAGAGTTTTATGAACTCTGCACCCATATCGGCAACAGCCGCGAAATGTCTTTGGCGAAGACGAAGATCGAGGAAGCGGTCATGTGGGCAGTGAAGCACATCACGGGGTGACACATGGCTTTCGCGTGGTCGTTCTCAAAGCTCCAAGCATTTTCTACGTGCCCTAAAAGGTACTACCACTATGACGTAATAAAGGACGTGCAGGAGGCCGACTCGCCGCATTTGCGCGAAGGCAGTGCATTGCACAAGGCGTTCGAGGAGCGGGTGCGCGACGGTAAACAACTACCCTTGCCGTATGCCCACCACGAACCCTTGATGATAAAGCTAATCGAGTCGCCGGGCGACACGATGGCCGAGCAGAAGCTGGCGCTGACCGACAAGTTTAAACCGACCGGGTTCTTCTCCGCCAACGTGTGGTTC